TGAATTGAAAGATAGGTGAATGGCGATGATGAACTGTCAGGTCGCCATGTCTACCTACTTCTTCTTTGTACCTTTCTTAGGTGGTCTACCTTTTTTAGTGCCGTATGTGCCAGGTCCGTATGGTGCCATAGTTAAAAATTAATGTCTGAACGTGATAGTTTTTCCATGATTGCTTCACGGTATGCAGGGTCGTCATTATATTTTGGATCACTCATGGCTTCTACCATTTCCTGTTGACTTCTGAAGACATCACCATCTGATCTAGGTGCTTTACCTGTAACCATCTGACCATCTTTGCCAACTGAATCTTGATAACTTAAAGCCATAGCCTTGACTGCAAAGTAAGCAGCTAAGGTATTACCTTGATCCATTACTGCATCAAATAATTCAACCTCTTGACTAGGTAGATTCTGCTGCGCCCAACCAAGCATTTGATTGTAGTTCTCTTCACCTCCAACTAGACCTTGAATCTGATCAACATCCTGATCAGTAAAGTCTTTGGACTGAGGTTGTTGTTGTTGGAGTCTGTTCCTCTGTTCCATAGCCATCTTGGCTACCTCAACAGGGTCCATATTCTTCAGCTCTTCAAAGGTATCATCAGATAATGAATCAGTGGTTCCCTCTTCCCAAAGAGCATCTAATAAATTCGGCTCATAATCATATGACTCTTCCTCCTCAGTTTCAATTTCTGATTCTTCTTCCTCTGAAACTGGCTCAGATTTTTCGCCCAATTTTCTTTCGAGTTCTTGGTAAGCCTTCTCTAGTTCTTGTGCGTTCTCATATTTACCAGCAAGTTTTCCTTCCTGCTGACGTTCCATGTCCTCTCCAATTAATAGAGAGTCTTTTTCTTCTGTTGATAAATCATCAACGGAACCAGCATTTTCAGTATTAACTACTGGTTCCATTGATAAGGTTTGATCTTCGCTCATTCTTGCTCAGGTGGTTGTTGTTGATCACCAGCTAGTGCAGGGTTCTTAGAAGGATCCATCATTGGAGTCTTCATCATTGCTACTTGCTGTTCTTGTTGCTGTTGTTGCATAGCCATCTGTTGAGCTTGTTGCTCTTGACCTTGTATCTCTTGCATGGACTTTACTAAGTTCAATACATCAATACCTTGTGATGCTGCTAGGCGTTTGATTACTTCCTCTGGATTAATAAACTTCTGTACTGCCTCTGGTCCCATTGTCTGCGAAATGACTGTTAGGAATTGACCTAAGCTCTCTCTATCCTGACCACGACCTAGAGCATTAACTCCAGCTACGATGGTAGGTTTAACAATGTTCTTGGGTAGCCTTGGTATCTTTCCAGACTTTTGAAATTGATTAAGTATTCTACTTAAGTATGGAAGTAAGAACTCTGTAGTTAGTAATGAGAATAACCCACCTAACTGTTGCTCCAACTCCATCTGTGTGAGGCGTACCTCTTCAGCTGTTGTGCGTTCACTTTGTCTGACTTGCATAACTAAGAACGCTTCATTAAGACGACGTTCTAGTTGTTGCATCATTTGGAATGCAGTACCGAAGTCTGCACTCTTACCTACCTGTACGACTCCAATGTCATCAGGTCTACCTTGCACGATTGCGCCGTTCCCTGCGTTAGCAAGGGTACTTGGTTTAGTCGTAGAGCTAGGTGATACTGTGAAGACAACTTTCGCTGCAGCTGCTGACCCTTCCACTAAGGCTTGGGACAGTGCTTCTAATGATTTTAAGTCGCCTATAAATTGACCGACTCTTCCCCGTCCGTAATCCTCTCCATCTACTGAGTTAAATCTCAATGGAATCCAAGGTGATACATCAACAGGGGCTTTCCCGTAGGACTTGGGTAGTTTTTTATTATGTACTTCCTGATGCCAGACGAATCTGTTATTGTCGCGTGTGATATGGGTGTAGATATCGCACTCGTCAGAATTATCAGGTGAGTCATCAACAACAGAGTTGTAGTTCTTTAATACATCCTCTGGTAATTGATCCTCTATTAGTTTCTTAGCAATAGTTTCTTTCGTTACTATTTCAATCACATTGCCGTTCCCATCTCGTTCTACGACGTAGCGATTCAACGGATATACTTTCAAACCATCCTTACCCATATAGACTAAGGCATTACCTGCTACTACAAGATGTAGAAGAGCTTCATGCACAACAACACGATCATTAGATGCTGCAATAGCTTCTAAGATAGTGCGTTCGATCTTGGCAAATGATAAGTCTAGTTCTGATCTAACCTCTGGAGGAAACTCCTCTCCAAGTTGTGTGTCATCTACTTGTAGCTTGAAGAAGCTGGTTTGTACAGGGAGCATTGACTGCATTAGTTTTGCAGCCAATGTCACTGAACACTTAGCTCCTACTGATTGCCACGGAGTAGGAAGATGACGCATACCCTTGGTGTATGTATCCTTGATGATTAAATATGGAAGAGTTAATTCCGCTGATTGTTCTGCTTCGTCTAGAAACTGTGTACGTTCGCTTGATAAATAGTCGTATCTAGATTTTGCTGTCATTGTTATGCTGGAGTATTAAGATTGGCTGTAGTTGCTGAGCCTGATCCAAAATTATCTTTAAACCATGTACCCATACTTTCTATGTGTTTCATAGGATCGTAAGCAGCTTGTACACCACCTGGGTTAAGACCGCCATAGCCGAATTGACTACCACCGTAGCCTCCACCGCCACCTTGGCCGCCACCACCCATGACAGACATGAGCATCATGAACTTCATGAAGTCATCCATACCACCAGCAGACTTAGTGTCTGTAGCATCACCTTGGAGGAATTTCTTGAAGGCACCTGCATCTGCAAACTGACTCCACCATCCATCTGTACCTGGAACTTTTGGAGCACCAGGAAGAGTAGGTTGAGCTACAACATCTTCATCTGCAAACTGGAAGTAACCTCCAGCAACACCTGGCATGACCTGTAATTGAGGATCATCGCTTTCAGGCATTGGTTTATAAGTGTTAGCAGCTATTTGATTTAAAGTGTCAGCTGAGTTTAGACCTGCTAAAGCACCTCCTGGTTGGAAGTGTTTTGCATACTCTTGACCAGCTACTCCCTGAGAGAAAACTGATTGGTCTCTTCTTACACCACCTGGTCTTACGACTCCATCCCCAGCAAATGATTTAGCTTCTGCTGAAGCTCCTAGCATTCGTGCTACTTCATCTCTGGAATGAGACGTAGGGTTCTTAGCCATTTGGTCGATCCAATAACTAGCTCCACCTTTTGTTTGTGTATCAGCGGATCTTCCAAACTTAGAAATGTATTGCTGGTTTAACCATTCTGAATCTGTTTGTTGTTGTGGTCCTGAACCACCGCCTGTTGATGGACTAATTGTTACTGACATTTAATTTTCCTCATTAATTCGGGTTTTAATCCAATCAACTACTGAGCGTTGACCAGATCTGTACATAATTCTTTCCAAAGAATCCTCTGGAGATGGAGTTATTTGTGGGTAGATATCCTCTAACTCCGAGAGGATTGACTCTAAGTTTGGTCCAAGTATGGACTCAAGAGTATTGCGGGAGGTTGACATTACTATGTTCGAAGAACGCTGGCATCCGAGCTGACTTAGTTTCGACTAGCTCAGGAGCCTTGCCGTTATACATAAGATTATCGCTAGTATCCAGCCAAAATTTTTTACTTAAATATTTATCGCCATAGGTATTCTTACCTAATGGCTCCATTATCCAGTTAATTGTGGCCTTCCTAAGTTTATCCAGAGATTGACTAGGAGTAAGACCCATATCAGCACATACGAGGCTATTAGTGGCCACGTGTATCTGTTCGTCTCTGGATATATCAGCTGATACCGTTCTGAGACCAGCATCGCCATTAAACCTAAAAAAAGGCAAAAGTACAAAGAAGATTGCACGTTCTGCTACTAATGCTTTAGTTAATGTGTGATCAGGGTGCGATTCCCACGCATCCCTTAGACGAAAAGCCTCTTGTTCAGACTTCTCGTCAACGCCTATAGCGTTTGTTATATAGCCAAGAGCAAGGTCATGTTTGATCTCGTCTTGGACGTTTGATTCTAAAAGTATTCTTGCAGAGTCGGGAACATCTTTTTCAAGTGCTTCTGTAATAAATTCACCGACTGGTAGCTCCATATGCCGTATTGCAAGAGCACGGTAGAGGGTCTCTTCAGCTCCCTCTTTAAGCTTTCCAGCTGCTGTTTGGACTGGTGTCCATGTTCTCTTTCTATTGAGTAACTTTTCATATGGATTCATTCTTGACAATCGCATTCGGGTTCTTTTTGTAGAATCCCTTGCAGGTAATCTTGGACTTCATCTTCATCTAATGCTGCATACGCATCTGACTTATCTTGAAC